CCAGCACGCTCGACAACCTGCCGGCCGCTGACCGCCATATCTGCGATCTGCTGCTCGACCGCATGGAACGGGTCATCCAATTCGAGGATGCCTGGTTCCCGTTCTACCAGGGCGAGCTGGACACCATCACCCCACCGAAGAAGGCAAAGCGGGTGCTGCCTTCTGGCCAGACGGCAAAGCAGGTATGGAAGGACACCAGGGCGAGACAGGGTGCATATGCCAAAGGGGGATGCCGATGAAAAAGCCGAAAGATGCGAAGGCCAGAAAGGAGGCCCAGAGAAAGCGCCAGGCAGCGCTTGGCATCAAGCGGGTGGAGGTAGCGCTTTCCACCCGCGAGCGCGAGCAGCTGGAAACCCTGCGCCGGGCCAGAGCCGGATCCGGTGAACCCTACAGCGCCGACGAGTACTTCAGCACCCTGCTGCGCCGTGACTGGGAACGCTGGCAGGAACAGGAAGCCGAGCTCAAGCAGCAGATCTGCCCGAACTGCGACTGTGCGTTACCGGAAGGGTGTGGAGGAACCTTCAAGGGTGAGGCGGCCTGCTGGCACACCAAAGGCGATAAGACACTGGCGTTGTGACATGAGAAATCGCGCGATGTGTCCGGTCACGAAAACGTGACCGGACACATTTCATTAATTACCATGTCAGCACAACAAAGGGGGAGACGATGAGTTTTAACCTGTGCAACCTGCCACCGGCAGATACAGCGATGATAGAGGTAGACAAGGCCGCAGTATATGCGGTGTGGAAGGAACGCAACGGCCATCTGGCCACTGCGGAGACGGATGGCAGCGCCTTCAAGGATCATGAGCTGGAAGACTTCACCTAGGCAGTAAGGAAATATAGAACAACTAGATAGATTGATTGTATCAAATACGTTATAGATGGGAGTCAATATGAGTATAAATAAAGCATTACTCACTCATGCTAAAAATGAGCTTAATACAGCCATAAGGGCATGTGAACGAATGCGTACAGCTCAGGCTATGAGTGAACTCGAGTCTGAATGGAGAATATATCTAAGTTCGATTGAAAAGTGTTGGGTGAAAACAGAGAGAGCATGTCAAGAATTTCAAAATGAATTTCAACCTTGGCAAGGAAAATATAAATCAATAAGAAAAAAAGATCAGTTATTAAAATATCTATATCATGCTAGACACAGTGACCAGCACTCCATACAAGAAATTATAGAGCCAAAGCCATCAACATTAATATCAAGCATTGGAGAACTAGGTCAGAATGCATCTATACGTTATTTAACAACCAATTTGCTAGGTGGTATAAATAATTACCAAGGTAGTCATCCTATAATCACAATTTCGTTGCCTGCTAGGATAGAAGCTTTGCCTGTGTTAAGTAGCAAAAAATGGTATGATCCGCCAAAAAAACATTTAGGGAAATTAATACCATGGCCAACTCCAATTGTAATTGCAGAGCTCGGAATTAGTTTTTACCAAGAGTATATAAACCAAGTGGAAAGTAAATTTTTTGAATAGACTTCATATAATATTTTAGCTATGCCGCGAGGTTAGGAATCACACAGGAATAATAAGTGATATCATATTGAGTCAATGAAGAACACTGAGTTTTATTAACAAAGTGCTGTCTGTAAAAAACTCAAGATTAGATGAAATTCGAGGATGCCTGGTTACCGTTCTAGCAGGGCGCGCTGGACACCATCACCCCACCGAAGAAGGCAAAGCGGGTGCTACCTGATGGCCAGACGGCAAAGCAGGTCTGGAAGGACACCCGGACGAGACAGGGTGCATATGCCAAAGGGGGATGCCGATGAAAAAGCCGAAGGATGCAAAGGCCAGAAAAGAGGCCCAACGCAAGCGCCAGGCCGCGCTTGGCATCAAGTGGTGGATGTGGCGCTCTCCACCCGCGAGCGCAAGCAGCTGGAAACCATGCGCTGGGCCAGAACCGGAACCGGTGAACCCTACAGCGCAGACGAGTATTTCAGCACCCTGCTGCGCCGTGACTGGAAACGCTGGCAGAAGCAACAGGCGGAGCTGACAGTACAAGCCTGCCAGCACTGCGGAAACCCGCTCCCGGGCGGCTGCACTGGCACCTTCAAAGGTGAGGCGGCCTGCTGGCACACCCAAGGCGATAAGACACCGGCGCTGTAAGTTGGTATGAAATTGCAAAACGTGTCCGGTCACGAAAGCGTGACCGGATACGTTTCATCAATTACCATCGTGGTACCACAAGAGGGGAACACGATGAGCTTTAACCTGTGCAACCTGCCGCCAGCCGAGAAGGCGCTGATTGAGGTAGACAAGGCCGCAGCCTATGCGGTGTGGAAGGAGCGCAACGGCCACCTTGAGTCAGTCATCCAAACCCTGACGTGGGCCGGCACCAAGGCACACTCGGAGCAGTCAAAACCACATCTTGCCAACACGGTTACTAACTGATCCTGTGCATAACTCGAACAACGGGGGCCGCGTGCTCCCGTTGTTTTTTACGGGGCGGGAAAGTGAAAGGATCTGACGGAAAATGAAGGATCAAAAAAAGGATCTGGCAGGGTGCGCGCGGCCAGTGCTGGCGCGGGGAACAGCCGGCCGCCAGCAGTCTTTCACCCGAATGGAAATCGACACAGGAAGCGCGCAGGCGAGGCGGGGTCCTGACTGCGCGCCAGCGCTGCGCAGGGGGGTCGCAAAAGGCCGCCATGGCTCACCGGTGAGCGCAGGGAGAGCCTGCCGAATTTGGGCGCGGTGCTGAGTGGGTTTGAAGGACGATCGCACAGCGGGCCGCTGGCGAGCCTATGAGCGGGGTGGTCGAGGTGAACCAGAGGGCGGCCGACCAATGCCCTGGGCCGGCAAAAGAAAACCCCGCCAGGTGGCGGGGTGTCGGGATGCGATCGGAAGGTCAGCGCGGCAGGCCGCCTTGGCTGGCCTGCTCGATGCCGGCGGCCAGCTTGTAGGGGTTGAACCGGATCACCTCCTCCCCTGCCCAGTCATTGAGCGCCAGCATGCTGGCCTTGATGCTGTCGATCTCGTTGATGTCGAACACCTGTGCGGCCTTGGTCACATCGCCAAACCCGCCGGTACTGTTGGGCATGACCCCCATCAGCTGGGGCGGTACCCGGTGGGTGGCCAGCTGGTCATCCCGGCTCACGTTCTTGATGCTCAGAAAGTCATCCTTGGCCGCCACCTCGGCCACCGGGATAAGCTGCACCCCATCTTTCTTGCCGCCCGGGGTGTAGAGCAAGAGGTTGCGGAAGTTGCCGGGCCCCTTGCTCTGGCGCAGGGCTTCACGCAGCTTGGCGATGTCACCCTCGTTTTGCACCGCATCGGTGATGTGCATGATGAAGCCGGCATGGCTGCCGTTCTCATAGTAGCGGCGCCGGAACAGCGTGGCCGACTCGTTGAGCAGGGTAGAGTTGAGCCCGCCGACATAGTCGGGGATGCCATAGATCTCCTGGTTGATGTCGCTCTCCATCACATGGCCAACCCGCCCGGCCGGCAGCGCCTGCTCCTGGCCGGGCTGGGCAATCCACCAATAGGTGTCCAAGTCCAGGGCGCGCCGGGTGTACTTGGCCCGCAGGTGGTCATAGCGCAGCACCCCGCCGAGCCGGTTCTGCACCGCCTGCAGATAGCCGTTGCCGAAGATCAGATAGTCCAACGCCAGCCCGGTGAAGGCGGCCAGGCTCAGTTTCGGATGCGGGATGAAACAGGAGCGCAGGATGTTGCGCTTCACCTGGATGGCAGAAGCATGGTGCACCCCGGCCCGGTAGACCCGCGACAAGCCATTGAGCGAGAGCGGCGGTTCATACCAGCGCCCGTTGTGCATGGCCTCCAGGTAGTCAAACACCTCCCGCTGACTGAGCACGGGCACCGGCTCGCCGAAGGTGAACGCCTCAATGGTCTGGCTGGTTGCGGCTTGGGTCGCCGTCACCGGCGAGGTATGGCGCGGCTGGCGGCGCTTTCTCATGCGAAAATCTCCATCATGCTGGTATTGGCACCGGTGGCACCTGCCAGCGGTTCGTGTAACAGGGCCTGCATCGTTGCCCAGGCAATATCGGCGTGGCTGGTTTCCTCTGACCGGCTGGCCTCAAAGGTCGGCATCTTGCCGCCAGCCGTCACAGAACGGCGGATGCTCATGAAAGCCTGCGCGAGGTCAGTCATGCCGCTGTCGAACTCCAACCGGCCCTTGTTCATCACATCCTGGGCCTTCATCACCATCTGAATTTTCACGCTCGGGTTGTACTGGATGGGGGTAACTGCCGGGTAGAACTGCTTCACCAACTGGAAAACCCCCTCCCCGATCCCGGTGGTGTCGATGCCGATGTAGCCGACGTTGTAGCGATCGCACATGGCCTTGATGGCCCGCGCCTGGGCGTCGAAGTCCATCCCACTCCAGCGGTGGCGCTCGAGCACCCGAAACTTGCCGCCGGGTACCGCCGGCGGTGCAAGCACGACGCAGCCGGCGCTATCGCCCTGCCCGCCCTTGGCCGGGTCATAGCCGATCCACACCGAGCGGTTGCCCAGGGGGCGCAGGGCAAAGTGCTTGTAGTCGTCCCACAGCTCCCAACTGTCGACCATGCAGCGCTGCAGGGTGGCGAGCGGGAACACGCTCGAGGTGTCATCCATGAACTCGCACATAAGCAGGTTGCGGAAGCGCTCCTCGGAATACTCACTGTGCAATTGGGCCATGTCGAACAGGTCGCAGCCGCCGCGCACCGCATCTTCCACGGTGACGATCTGGCGCCATTGGCCATCGCCACCGAGCTTGCCGTCCATCAGGTGGGCGTGGCTCAAGTCAAACTTGATCTGGTCGGCCTTGGGCCTGCCCTTGTTGAACTCCTCACCCGACCAGAATTTGTATGCCGGATGGGAGAGGCTGGAGGGGGTGGAGAAGTAGGTCTGACGCCACTTCTTGTGCATCGCCATCCCGCTGGCCACGTTGCGAAAATCCGCAAAGCCATGGATCCAGAAGTATTCGTCCATGTAGATATTGCCATGGTAGCCCTGCGCGGTGCGGGCGTTGGTGCCGAGGAAGTAGAGGTGCGCCCCGTTCGGCAGCACCATGGGGTCGCCCTTGAGCTCCACCCCTTCTGCGTTGGCAAACTGGATGATGTACTGCTTGAAGATGTGGGCCTGTGATTTGCTGGCCGACAGGAAGATCTGGTTGCGCCCGGTGACCAGGGCGTCGATGAAGGCCTCGAAGGCAAAGAAGTAGGTCGCCCCGATTTGGCGCGATTTGAGCAGGTTGCGCCGCCGATACTGCTTGCCAGCCTCATACCAGACCCGCTGGTAATCGAACATGGTGGACTCGAAGCGCTCGATCAGGCGGGCTTGCTGCTCAGGCTCCACCACGTTGCGCTCGGGCGCCTTCTTCGGCCCCTTGTTGCGGTTCGCCACCTTCGGGTTGAGGTCGGCCTCGTTGCCGCCGCTGCTATACCGGTTGACCCGGGCGATCCGCTCCAGCTGGCGGCCCAGTAAGTCAATCTCCTTGAAGTCGCCGCCGGTCTTCACCTCTTTGGCGATCAGCTGGCACATCCGCGATTCAATGGCGAAATCGACCCGGTCAATGGGTTTGATGTCATCCCAGCCGTCGCGCTTCTTCCAGGTCGAGACAGTCCCCTCTGGCACAGCCAGCAATTCAGCGATGGCGCGCAGCGGGTAGCCCTGGAAGAACAGGTGCATGGCCTGCCGTCTGGGTTCGATATGGGGGAAAAGTAAGGGTGCAGTAGTCATGGCGCCAGTCTACCGACCAAGACAAGCGTCCAGACGCCCGCGCCAGTGTATCCGCCGTGGATACACTGGACGCCGATTGCACGATCCCGCCGCTCACCCAGACCATAACCGCGACATCACCACCCAATCACCAAAGGGATCCCAGCTCATGGCGAAGAAAGCAAAATTCAAGCGCGTCGCGGTGGCAGGCCAAACCACCGACGGCCGCACCATCGCGCCGGAATGGCTCACCCAGGCAGCCAAAAACTACAACCGAGAAAAGTACGGCGCCCGCGTCAACCTCGAACACTATCTCAGCCCGTTCCCTGATAGCGATTTTCGCGCCTATGGCGACGTGCTCTCCGTATATGCCGAAGAGGTCGAGATCGATGGCGAAAAGAAAATGGCCCTGTTCGCCGATATCGACCCGACCGAAGACCTGATCAAACTCAACAAAGCCCGCCAGAAGGTTTACACCTCCGTCGAGCTGGATCTGGACTTTGCCGGTACCGGCGAGGCCTATCTGGTAGGTCTTGCAGTGACTAACACCCCCGCCAGCCTCGGTACCGAATACCTCCAGTTCTGCGCCGGTGCTGGTGACAAAAGCCCGCTGGCAGCGCGCAAGCAAAAATCGACCAACCTGTTTACCTGCGCCATCGAAACCGAGGTCGAATTCACCGAAGAGGGAGACAAAGGTCCCGGCCTGCTGGAGCGGGTTACCGCCCTGTTCTCCACCCACAAGAAGCAATCCACCGCCGATTTCAGCGACGTGCACCAGGCCGTCGAAACGGTGGCAAAAGAGGTCACCGGCCTCGATGCCGACATGCAGAAGAAGTTCACCGAGCAGGCCCAGACCATCACCGAGCTGACCGGCAAGCTGGACGCCACCGCCAAGGCACTGGCCGACCTCACCGCCAACCTGGAAGGCCAGGAAGATTTCAGCCACAAGCGCCTGCCGGCCACCGGTAGCGATGGCGCCACCATTCAAACCGACTGCTAAGGACCATGCCCAATGCGTAACGAAACCCGCCAGAAGTTCAACGAGTTCACCGGCCAGGTGGCCAAACTCAACGCCATCACCAGCGCCATGGTGCAATTCAACGTGCAGCCGACCGTCCAGCAGACCTTGGAAACCAAGATGCAGGAGTCGGTGAAATTCTTGGAAATGATCCAAGTAATCCCGGTGCCGGAGATGAAGGGCGAAAAAGTCGGTATCGGTATCGGCAGCACAATTGCTGGCCGCACCGATACCAACACCGAAGATCGAGTGCCCAATGACCCGAGCGCCCTCTATCCCAGTGGCTATGAGTGTGCCAAAACAAACTACGACACCAGTCTGGGTTACAACAAACTGGATATCTGGGCCAAGTTCCCCGACTTCCAGACCCGCATCCGTGACGCCATCCTCACGCGGCAAGGGCTCGACCGCATCATGATCGGCTGGCACGGTACCAAGGTTGCGCCAAAAACCGACCGCACAACCTATCCATTGCTGCAAGACGTCAACATCGGCTGGCTGGAACACATCCGTGTAGATGCACCAGCCAAAGTGATGGATGAAGGTGACGAGGGCTCAGGCAAGATCTACGTCTACCAACCGAAGAACGACGCCGACACCAAAGAAGGCGACTACCAAAACCTCGACGCCGTGGTGTTCGATGCCGTCAACGAGATGATCGCCCCATGGTATCAGGACGATACCGACCTGGTGGTCATCTGCGGTCGTAAACTGCTGGCCGACAAGTATTTCCCCATCATCAACAACGCAGGCAGCAACCAGGACAAGCTGGCCGGCCAGGTGCTGGTGAGCCAGAAGCAGATCGGCGGTCTCAAAGCCGTGCGCGTCCCCTTCTTCCCGGAAAACGCCATGCTGGTCACCAAGCTCGAAAACCTCTCCATCTACTGGCAGGAAGGCGCCCGCCGCCGTCACATCCAGGAAGAACCGCAGCGTGACCGCATCGTCAACTACGAGAGCTCCAACGACGCCTACGTGGTAGAGGACTACGACTGCGTCGCCCTGATCGAAAACATCGTCATCGGGCCGAAA